ATCGGTTTTCTGGACTTCCAACACGTCTTGAGGTGTCACAGACAGCGTGGGGAGCTGTAAGATAGTTACATTAGCCATTTAACTGCACTCTCGTTGCATTGGCGATAGCTTCCGCCGCCTCTGGACTGTAATTCGCCTCCCGCACACTGCCGTTTTGCGTAACCCGCTGGTCCTCGTTCTGCGTTACCCTGAGCGAGAACAAGGGGAGGTCATCGCCGGTCCACTGCTGCGGCGTATTCACGATATCGTCTATCAAGACGAAAGTATTTTCAAGGTCGGCGGGGTCGTCAGTCCATACGGGCGACCACGAGACGGCAGCCACAACCAGCCCGTGCCCGTTTAAACGAGGGCGGAAATCCATGCGGAAGTCAGTAGGAAGTTGCTGGACTTTGCTCTGCGTGAAATTGCGGTACGTCCGGTCCCACAGGAAATGCAGGTACTGAAACCAGTCCCATATATCCATGTTGAATGGCGGTGCGGCGTCCAGCTCAAGGATGTTGATCGGGAGCCCTTGCGCGTTACGGATAACCAGCTCGATACTCAAACGAGTATCGGGAGTGAGGACTTTACCCCCTAGCGTAAAGCCTATGCGCGCCCACGTCGTCTGGTTCGCGCTGTTCTGGTATACGGTAACGTCGTCCACATTGATCTCATGCAACCTGATCTTTGAAGTTCTCCAGCAGCACATCCGCCATCGCTTCGATGGCGGTGTCCAGCATGAGAACGTGGGGGTGGTCAGTCGCGTCCAAGCCCATCGCAATCACGATGTCCGTGTCCACCACGGTACTGCCGGCAAATGTCGAGGACGTGCGCCGGTTGTTCGCCGTGATGGCGTCGATGCTGACGGCCGTGACCAGCGGCAGGTTCCTGAACTGTTCCTCCAGCAGGTTGCGCTCGCGGATACCGTTCGCCAGAAACTTGATGGCGTTGAAGATTTCAGTCTGTCGCCGCAGCGGGACCGCCGCGCCCACGATGACCGTCAGCTCACCAGCCGTGGGCTCAACCTCCGTGTCGGCGTAGACGATCTTGGACAGGGCGCCCTCAAGGGGCGGGTTGTATGCGATGGTGACCTGCGGCATGACTGCCTCCTGTTACTCGTCAGTGTCCTCCGTCACGGGCTCAGCGGCCCTGCGACGGCGGGTTTTGGCGGGCTCAGCCTCTTTAGCGCCGGCCTCCAGTTCGTCAATTTTAGCCTGCATTTCAGCCTTTTCACGCTGCCGCACAGCCTCGTAGTCCTCAAGCTCTTTTGCGATGACGCCCTCTGCCGCCTTCTGCTCGATGTTCAGCTCGGGGCTACCCGGCTCACCGACTGCGAAGGGAGCTTTTTTGGCCCCTCGCAACGTGCCCGAGTCGATCTGCTTGCAGATCGCCACCACATGCGCCGGACGCAAGTGCGTCAGCGCGGCAATCTGTTCGACCGACCGGCCGGCACTGTACAGGCGCCGAACCGTGTTTTTATCGTGGGCACTCGCTCCCGCTTTCATAACCATGTTTGGTTCCCCTCTCTTGTTTAAACAAAGGGGGCTTTCGCCCCCTCGGTTAGATGCTCGTGCTCAGGTTCAGGCGGACTAATTGTTCGTCTTCGATGCGGATTGCTCCGTACGTGGAGAACGCGTAGATACGCCATGCGAACGACTTGGTGCCATCTTCCCACACCCGGGTAGTGATATCACGATTCATCTGCACGCCGATGGCGTTGCGAGTCATCGCGAAGCAATACTCGGACGAACCGTCCTGACCTACACTGGAGTCGGGCAGGCGCGTGGATACTACCCACGTATAGCCCATCCAGCTCTCGACATAACCCTTCGAGGTCAGGGGGCGCATGGCGTTGTAGTCGCCACTGGTGGCCTCCGTCAACTGCAGGATTTTGCGAGCCTGACGCGGGGATACGAAGATAACCTTCGCTTCATCCGGGTCAATGTCGTTGTCCATGAACAGTTCGCTGGTCGCGGTCACGATGTCGAAGTTGATCGCCAGCGTGCCGTCGCCAAGTTCCTGACCCGTGTCGAAGGGCACGGCGTTACCCGCGCCGTCCCGCGAGGCGCCAGTGGCCGCACGAATCAGCTCGTCATCGAACGCACGCTTCATCGCCATCGCTTGCGCGCGGGCAATCGCAGTGTTCGGGTCAAGGAGCATCTTGACGATATCTTCCTGCTCGGTCGTATCGCCGGTGTGGTAGGTCACAGGAATCGACTTGCGCCGGCTCCACGGGTAGTCCTGCTCGGGGGTGTCAACCAGCCGGCCGGTTTTCTCCGTGGCTTCCTGAGTGCCCAAGCGGTCCCAGTTGTGGGCCTCGGACTTGGTGTTTACGGTCTGTACCCACGGTTCCACGCGGGCCATAGCCTGTTGAGCCAGAAAACGCACGGTATTCTGGTATGTTTCAATGGCTACATCTTCTACTGATACGCCCATGATGGGGCCTCCTAACAAATTGGAATCGAAAGTTTGTCAGGTGCTCCGTTATGCGGGCCTGTAAGCTACGGGATTCGCGGGGCTGTTTCCAGTTCTCCCACCCGTTACCCCTATATTAGTCACGTCCAGCCAGTTTCGCAACCATCAGCCGTGACATTTTTTGCTTCAGGATTTGATGGCGCGGGTCCCGCGCGTTGAAGTACGCCGGGTCGTTCATAATCTCCTGAATTTTTTCCTCGGCTTCCGCAGGGGTCAGGGGACCCCCGCGAGTGTCGCCCTTGTTCCTGTTGTCGTCGTCGTCACTGACAAACTGCTTCGCCATCGACAACAGCCACGAGGCGGAATCCACCGTGAGGTTGCCTGCATTGATCATGTCTTGCAAGGACTCGGGCGCCTCGCTCATGGACAGCCAGTTCTTGATCAGGGTCATGTTGGCGTCGTGCGCCTCGCCCCACGTCGCCTTGATTTTCTCGTTCTCGGCATGGACTTGATGTTCACTGGCCTCGTCCAGCTTGACGCCACGCTCGGCCATCTGCTCGGTCAGGCGTTTAAACTGGGCCTTGTTGAGCCCTGCTGCACGGGCCATATCGCCCAGTTCGGCCAGATAGTCCGCGTCCCACTCCCAGTTTTCTTTCTGCCCGGGCACGTAGTCCTTCGACTCTTTGGGCACGCCGAAGCGGGCATAGAACGCCTCCATCGCCTCGGGGTCATCGGTATCCCCCGGCAGGCGCACCACGTCGGGCGCCGCGTCGAGAACACGCTGGTAGAAGGCTTCCCGGTCCTCTGGCGTCGTTTTGTCGTCAGGGAAGCGTACAGAGCGCCCCAAGACGTTCGCCGCATGGGTGATCTTGGCGAACGCATCCTCGGCGCTCTCGGCCTTGGCGAGGAACGGCGCGTTTCTCAAGGGCTCTGGCAGGGTGTCTACCCATGATTCTTGGGGTTTTTCTTCATCCATCGGGTTTTCCTCTCTCGGATAAGTACTTCAATTCCCGATAGACCTCCCGCATACCCAACCGGTACGCCGTGGCTTCGGGGCTTTCGGCCACAAACAGGTTGTCGCCGTCGTAGCGATACTGCAGGTAACGCAGCAGGGCCTGACCGTCGGCGGTGTCCAGCAGGGCCTTTACGCGTGCCTCGTCGTTCATACGATGGCTTCTTCCGCCGCCAGTGCGTTCTCGGCCGTGGCCTCTGCCGTGACCGCCTCGGCTTCCTCGGTCCGCACCGCAGCCTCAACCGACCGCTCGGCCATCTGCTGCTTCTGCTGACGGGCGTCATTGACGGCACGCTCGCTCAGGGTGACCGTGGTCGGGACGTTCAGGGACCGTGCCAGCGTGCGGGCGAACTTGTCGAAATCGACCGTATCCAGCGCGTCCGGCCGCAGGTTGGCGGCTTGCGCCATGATCAGGATGTACCGCTCCAGCGCGGCGGTCTGGTCCGCGTGCTGCGCCCGGGCCAGAGGACTCAGGTACTGGATGTCCAGACTCGGCATCTTCGAGCGGATAATCTCGGGGACGTCGCCCAACTGGCCGGCCCGAAGCATGAGTTTAAACGTGCGCTCCACGATCAGGTCGAGAAGATCGGTCTTGAGCCGGCTCATGGGGCCGCTCATGCTGCGGTGCATCAGCTCGTAGCGGGCGTGAACCTCGGCGGCGGTCATCGCCGGCGAGTCCTTCATCTGCATGTCGTCAACGAAGAAGTACCCGCGTATCGCCGCCCGCAAGTCCTCGATGCGAAGCTGGCTCACGTCGAACCGCGCCCCCGACTCGAAACTGCGAATGCCCACGTCCGTGATGTCGCGGCCCACGTTGACCTCGCCGGCGCCCAAGTTCAAGTCTGTGAACCCCGACCGTTCCGACATCAGCACCGTCGGGTCCACCACTTTCTCCCCCGCCATCAGCACCAGCTCGACCAACTGGTTCAGGGTCAGCACGTCGGCCAGCGCGATGAACGCCGGCGAGTGCCCCCACCGGCTCTCCGAGGACGTTTCCCACCGGGGTACGAACACCGGGAACTCGTAGTAGCCACCCTCGGGGCCGAGCGGCGTCTTGTCGCGCATGAACACGTAGCGCCACGCATACGGGCGGTGCGAAGGCCGCAGCACGGCACCCTTGCGGGACGTATTGCGGGGCCACACAGCGAAGGCGACCCCGAACTTCTCGTCCGACCCTATCGAGAACGCCTTGTTGACCGCTTCCGGCACGTTGTCCGACCCGAAGCGGCCGATTAGGCGGCTGGCTTCCCACTCCATGTGGCGGAAGAACGTCAGCGGCCGACCGAGATGGTCCTGCTCGAAGAAACACTCCTTGACAGGGCAACTTGAGAAGGTGACCCCCTCCCACGGCTTGCCGATGTCCGCCACGGGTTCCTCCATCAGGAAGCTGGTGCCCCATGTGGTCAGGTCGAGGTAGGTTTCGTTGATCTCAAGGTTGAAATTCGAGTCCTGCAGCTCGTCAAACACCGCCAGCGAGGCGTTTTCCAGCCACACCGCCGCGTCGTGGTCCTGCATCAGCTCGTCATCGCGGAACTGCAGCATGAACCAGCGCGTCACGGGGCTGGTCAGGATGCCGTGGAGGCTGGACGCGAGGGTGTTGTGCGACTTGACCGCCGTCGAGTCGTAGATGTTCCGCCGGCGCCACTCAATCGACTGCTCGGTGCTGGCGTTCTCGAAGAATTTGCCCCCGTACGGGCGGATGAACATCTCGATGGCTTGCCAGATGCCCTCGATGCCGGTGCGGTCGGTCCGCAAACGCTCCAGTTTCTTGACAATCTCCGCCGGGGTCACCGAATGGCCCTCTTGCACTTGATCGCATGCGCCGTGCGCCGCTCCAGCAGGCTCGGGTCCCACGACTGGGCGGCATACCGCATCATGTCCGTGGTGTCGCTGGCGTAGTCGTGCATGGGCTTGTCCTTGAACATCTGGTTTTTATCATCAAATTCTCGTCGGTAACTGCCCACCATGTCAAGGACATGGTGATTATTTGGACAATCGTTGACGTACAGGACCTTCAAGAAGGCGCGAAGCTCGTCAATCCCCGAGATCAGGTCGTCTCTCGGGACGACATCGAACATAATGCCCAAGTCGGCGGCCCTGTCCGCGACGGTCCGCAGGGTCACGAAGTCCCGTTTGTTCAGGTCGTGCGGCCCAAAGTGGTAGTGGTAGTTGTAGGGGAGGCTCTTGACGTGGCTGATGTAGTGCGGCAGGCCCTTGTTGCGGTCCTCGTAGGCGTCCATCAGGACCGGGTGCCCGTTCTCGGGGTGACGTTTAAACACCCCTATCGCGGTCTTGTCCTGCACGCCCAAGTCCCACGCGGTCATGGCGAAGCTGTAGGGGTCGTTGGGGACGTGCACCAGCCGGTGCTTGCGGATGTCGTTGACCTCGTTGGTGAAGTACGCCCCCTCAAAGCCGCCCTCGAAGGAGCAGTAGAACTCCTGCTGAATCATTTCCTCGGACATGCCACTGCGGCGTTCTTCCTCGATGTCCTCAGCGGTCACGATGGGGGTCACACCGTCGTCGCGGTAGGTGTCCTCGACGGTCAGGATTTGCTTGTACCACTGGTCCGTCGCGTTGTGGTACAGCCGGTAGCCGTGGTTGTGGCCCCGGGGGGTGTAGATGAAAATGGCGAAACCCCCGTTCTCCCGCAAGATGGGCCGAAGGAAGTCCCACGCCCGGGGGTTGGCGACACTGAACTCGGAGAAGATCACGCCCCGGGGGTTGGCGCCCACCAGCGAGTCGAAGTTGTCCGACCCGACCACTTGGAAGATGCTGCCGTTGATCAGCTCGATCTTCATCTCGTTGTCGTTGGTCCGCTTGCGGATGGCGTGCGGGAAGGCTTGGTCGATGACCCGCCGGCCGTAGTAGTCGATGTTGTCCCACACGACCTTGCGTCCCTGCGTGGCGGTCGGGAGCATGTGCCAGTAGACGCCCGGGGTCGTCATCGCCTCGGTGCAGAGGAAGTTGATCGAGAACGAGTCCTTCCCGGCACGGCGGTGCCAGATCAGCACTGCCCGCCTGATACCCTCGCGCATGGCGTTCCAGATGCCCATCTGGTGGCGGCGCGGGCGCCAGTGATTGGGAAGCTGGATGGTGGTCATGCGTCAGGCAGTTCCAACGCAATTGGCTCAAAC